CCTGCTATGAGTGGGAGGGAAAGGACCATAGTGTGGGGCCATAGAGGGATTGAAGGAACCCCACTTATGGCGGCGATGACCGTACCCATGAACATCAGGTAGATTCCGAACCGTTGCCGGAGGTTGAGACGGAGAGTCCGTTTGCTGTAATCCAGGTGATAGGCAGCGAGCTGCCGGTGAAGCGACTGGATCTGCTCATTCTGGTTTTCAACGTGCCGGTACAGACCGATGGCGGTCGTAATTAATTCTGGGCGGGCCAGATTTTCAATCGCAGTCCCCCGGACGGTCACGCCACTCCGCTCTTTCGTTACCATGCCTTCCCCACTTTCTTTCTCAAGGATTGCGAGGGCTTGGTATATATACCAAGCCCTTCCCGAGTAATAGATCGAGAAGGGCTGCGGTATGTCGCGGAAGATTATCGGCTAGAGACGGTCGCGGCTTTCCTCCGGCTGGGGGCGGGCATGGCAAAGGTCTCCAGATCGGAGAGATGGGTGTTTAACCGTTTGATCCCTTTTGTTGTGAGAGCAAAGTAGCGGACCAAGCGGTTCCCCTCTCGTTCCCACCAGGATGTAAGCAGCCTATCACGCTCCCCCTTACGGACGAACCAATGGATGGACGCATAGTTGATAGGCTTGTTGGTCGTCTGATGGAGAATCCGCAAAATCTGGTTCGTGTATGCCCGATTATCCAATCGAATGATGATCAGATAGATGATGATCTCTAAGTTTCCGGTAGACCAGCGCATCGCCGTCCCTCCTATGGAGAACAGCGTAAAGGCCGCAAACTTTCTTTTGCAAGATTTATTTTGAGGCGGCTTCCTTGGCCCAACTGACCCACGGCTGCGGCTGAGTCTTTGCCGGGTCGTCGAGATACACGGGCATTGAGAAGGTGATACCCCGATCTGGATGCGTGATCCACAGAGCTTGGGCGGGCCGCTCCCATCGAATATTTAAGCTGGCCGCGTATTCGTCATAACCCTTTGGCGAGCCATTGACTATCAGATGCGGGAGCATCATCAGGCTATGAAAATGGCCGATCAACATCGTGTCAAACGGTAGACCGATGGAGGTTTGCCCGGTCAGTTTCTTATGAGTCCCGCGCGTGATTGGCCCCAGGGGGCCGATCATACCGTCCCCTCCACGGAACTCTTCTCCGTGGCTTAGACAGTATCTGTGCCTATAGATCCGAAAATGAGCGTTGGGGCCATCGGGGATCAAGAATGAGACGCGCTTATTCCCCGCATAGATCTTATGCAGCATTACGTAGAACAACCAATCGAAGTTGAGGTGGTTGCGTTGTTTCGCAGGCACTTTCTTGAGATGAGGGAGCCGCCCATGATTCCCAGCTTCGCATGGGATGAAAACGTATTCGAAGTGCTCTAGCAGCCGGTCGATCACCCATTCTCCGAGACCAATGAGATCGATGAGGATGGGTAGAATAGGGGCGTCGTTGGTTCGTACCAGCTCTTCGTGGATTTCACCGCTCACCATGTCCCCACCGATGGGTAAGACAATCCCGTCATATTTCGGCGAGTTGAGACATTGAAAGAGCAGCATTAGTGCCCTCTCTACCATCCAGTGGACACGCTGCTCTGCAATAGTCAGGTTATAGGCGTTTGACCCGTTGATCACATTGGGATCTACATTTTCCCCCAGATGTAGGTCAGACCAAAAAAGTGAGGGGACTCCCAAGACGCCGTGTTTCGTTTTCTCCCGGATAAGCCATTTAGGCGGCTCGATCGCCGCGGCCGTGAGGTCTCCAATCCATTCGCGGACCTTCGCGCGAGTTAACTCGTCCCGGTGGACCATGCTCAACTCGGTCCGTAATCTCCGCACCTCATCTTGTAAACGGCGTTGGTCCACCGCGTCCGCAGAAAGGCCAGCCGTGGGCGAGGGAGTCGTATTCTGATAGAGCGCCCAATCAGGGGCCAGACCTACGCGTTCGGCAGCCCGCAGGCGGTTGCGAAATGTCCCATCCGGCACATTTGCCCGGCGAGCGGCTTCGGCGATGGCTGCTTTGCCCGGTGTGCCGTGGCCCAGAGGAGTGTAACCATCAGTAAGACACTGGTTCACCAGATTGACGGTTTCCTGCAAAGTCGAGGTCGTATGGTGATTACCCACTCCGTTTATCCCCCTTCATCTTTCGCGCGATTGCCCGTCGCCATTGTGCGACCTTCGGTTCTGGCATGTGATGCCACAGTAAGTCGTCCCATGTACGGAATGCCTCTTCCTGCATCTTCTTTGAAAAGGCGGCCAGATCCGGTTCGAGGAGCATGTGCTGTAATTCATGGAGCACACCCCGGACAAGGCCGTCTGTAGTGTGATCCACGACAATCTGCACAGCCCGAATTTGATTATCAGAATCGTTCCACGAAGAACTGGCCACACAGTCATCTGAGTTCAATTCTCGAACTCGGATTTCGGTATCTGGCAATGACAGTATTTTGTAGGCGGCCCCTAAGATCCGGGCCGGGGTCCATCGTGGTCGGCGGCGGGTCATCAATGTTGAGCCGTGCCCTTGGGCCGACGAGATGCCTTTTTAGCGGGTATCACCAGTTTCATTCGCCTTTCACACACATGGCATACACGCGCTGGATCTTCATCGCCTATCTTGATTGCCCCACAGGAGGGGCAGTAGAGGACCGGGCGGTCAAAGCCGCCATACTCGGACATTAGGAATGCGCGGGAGGCCCCGTGCGCCAAAAGACACGGACCATCCCCAAATCGCCTCCCAATTCAGTCAAGAGTTGCGGTGGAGGGGTCAACCATGCGCCGAACGCATCTGCGGCATGCAATGTAAACGGTGCGTCGGGGGGCAACCCAGTATGCTGGACCGCCACCAACCCAGTTTCATCCAAGGTATAAACGGCATAATCCAACTTATTGTCTGGGCCAAATGACACCGTTTGGGCTGAATTGCTGAGACCGCACCTTTCATGTTCTTCAATAAACGTCTGAAACTCGGGAGAAATCTGCGCAGGACCGTCGTTGTCGTCCAGACTGCCCTCTGCTAATGGGGCGGGCAATTCCGCAACAGTCTCGCAATGCTCGCATCGAATGGTCAAATCGGAGATTTGCCAATATATCCACGGCGTATCGGCGACGAGCAGACCTTTGATACACTTGCCGGATTCTGTGATTAGTTCAATTGGTTCGCGCATCACCTCTCCTCCAATTCTAAATCGGCACGAGATCCAATACGTCGCGTTTCTTATCTCTAAGGCTACGGGCCTGTATGGGTTCGGTCAAATTACAGATATACACATTAAGGGCTTTTGTTTGCTTTCGGTATAGGAATAGATAAGTATTTAGTTAGAAACGAGGCGCAACATGAACGAGGCTGAAGCCGCTCCCAACATTCTGGGGGCACTCACCATGTCCCGGCTACGGAGTGAAGTGGGGGACGAAACTGCACGGCGGATGGTCGCCCGAATGAAAGAGGCGATGGTCTTGGGGGAGAGCGACGAACGCCTTTCGCGGGCAATGCAATGGAACCCGGAGACCATTGGTCTGCTCCGGCAAACTGTGTTGGAGCAAGAAAAGGCGTTGCTCAGACGGCCGGGGGAGGAAGCCTACATTGATTATCTGTACCGGCAAGAGGGCTTCATCCGGGATCTCAATCTTGTGGTTGATGAATATCGCCAAAATCCTGGGGAGGTTAAATTAGCCCCCGCAGCCGTTGCCGCTATTCGAGCTAAGAGCGAGATTCTGGACAAGGTGCTGAAGACTGGGCAAGACTTCGGGGTCATTCGTAAAGCGGCGACAAAGAAAGAGTTGGATGTTGTAGAAGGCCATTCGGTGGCCGAGTTGTCGGATACAGAGTTACGGAATCTCATTTTCGGCCTGCTAAAGCGAATGTCTAAGTTGGTGACGCAATACGGAGATTTTGGTGGGGCGGCGGTAGAAGTTCCGTTTGCTCCGGTAATTGGCGAAAAGCGGGGTAAGGCTGCTCACGGGGGTAAGGGGATCAACCGCCGTAAAGGTGGACGGGCGACGGTTCGATCGGCGATTGTGCAGCGTAGTAAGGGGACGACCCCTCCAGTATAAGCTGTACACAGTGCGAGTGATTGACAAACACTTATAGAACGCATAGCGTTATTCACGAACGGGCAAAAGATCTGTTGTCAATGGAGGTACGCAAATGGCTAGTGGAATGAATTACTACTCAGGTTCTTTCGTGGGAACTGGTAGCTCTCTCGACGTGAAGCTTCCTGGTTTTCAACCTAAGTACGTCAAGCTGCGGACATCTGTCATCGAATTGGAATGGTGGGAGGGTATGCCCGCCGCGTCTGGGTTGAAGAGTGTGAACCATGATTCGACGCAACTGTCCCTCGTTACGTCGAACGGAATTACCCCGTTAGCCGATGGGTTCACTATCGGTACGGATTCAGTCAATGGCAGTGGGACGGTCTGTTACTTCTTAGCCCTGGCCTAAGCAATGGTCTCAAACCTGATCAACATCTTGCGTACCTGTCCTAACTGGTCGCCACATCGAGCCGGGATAGTAGCAGCCGGTGTTGAGACAAGTTTCCCGATTACGAGCGGGGTCTCGACATCGGGTGTGCCCACGGATGGGTATGACCTTGTTTTGGTGAGATTCCGCACCACAGGATCTCCCACGGGGGTAACGCTCCGTCCTCTGTTTTGGGACGAAGTGGGGTCTTTGTGGGTGCCTGATGCCGACATTGCGGCCACTGCGTTTACTACCACGGCTGGACAGTTTTCGTTTAACTCCTACGGACGGCGATTCTACATCGCGCTCACGGCGTTAGCTGGCGGAACTAATCCAACCGTTGACATGGAAGTGGCCGGTTACGGGCTGTAATGCGTGATTCAGTAGAACGGCAGGGCGACGGCGGTCTGTAAGCCCGGCCCCCAACGTCCTGCCGTTTTGTTCTCCGTAAGGGGGCCGCGATGGGAAAAAGCCAAACTCTGTCAACTGGCTCGGATTTCCTATCACGTCTCGATCTTGAGGAGATCGCTCATGCTGATCGCGGTATCCTCCTCGACTACATTCGCCAAATCAATGATGGCAAAAATGAGTGGCTGAGACGCGCTGTCCTCGCCGGGCGTGACGATATCCTGGCGAAAGAAATCCTCGGCTACACTATTGTCCCCCAGGCTCATGGGCGGATGATAGCCCACCAACAAAAGAACAGAGAAAGCCTGCTCATTGCATATCCGGGTAGCGGTAAAGCCTTGTCTTTGGATACAGCGTTACCTACCCCATGTGGCTGGACGACAATGGGCGATGTGGCGGTAGGCGATGTGCTGTTTGACGAGCGCGGTCTCCCCTGTCGCGTGACATTCGCTACCGATGTCTTGCTTGACCGCGAATGTTATGAGATTACGTTCTCAGACGAGACAAAGATTGTTGCTGATGCCGACCATCTATGGCTGACCGAGGACCAGTTCGCTCGGATGGAGATGGATCGGCCTGGAAGCCGCTTGTATAGCCGACCTATCGTGCCCTTGGTTCGTACAACCAGTGAGATCGCCAAGACGGTGCTGGTCTATGATAAACACAATCATATCGTTCGCGTGACACAGCCACTGGTATTACCAGAAAGGCGGCTCCCCATCGCCCCATATACATTGGGTGCGTGGCTTGGTGATGGGCATAGTGATGGATGCGCTATCACTTGTGTGGACGAGGAAATCCTAGCGAATATCGGCGCGGACGGATACCAACTCCGGCGTGTAAATCTGTCACGGGCGGGAGACGCCCCTCGTTATTCCATCGTTGGATTGACCACCGCCCTTCGAGGACTTGGCGTATTGGGCCATAAGCATATTCCAGATATCTATCTACGGGCTTCTGCATCACAGCGCCGCGATCTTCTTGCCGGGTTAATGGACACCGATGGATATGCTGCACCAGATGGGCGGGAAGTAGAGTTTTGCACGATTCGAAAGGATCTAGCCGATCAAGTGTTTGAACTTGCCGTCTCTTTAGGGTTTAAACCAAGGATCGGTATTGGTCGAGCAAAGTTGTATGAGAAAGACTGCGGTCCTAAGTATCGGGTACTGTGGCAGCATCGCCAACCAATATTCCGTCTTTCTCGCAAAGCTAGTAATCAATCCAATGGAAAGGGGCAGGCGGGGAAAGCGCACCGGCGTTACATCATTGCGGTAACTCCGGTCCCGTCCGTCCCGGTGCGATGTATTCAGGTTGATTCGCCGTCCCATCTCTATTTGTGTTCTCGCGCAATGATCCCGACGCATAATACTACGGCCACCACCGTTACACGTTCCATCGGGATGCTGCTACGTAATCCTAATCGCACCATCCTCCTCGCCAGTAAGTCACAGGGAAACGCCGAGGGCATGTTAAGCGAGATCAAAGGGCATTTCGAAACGAACGAGACCCTTCGAGAGATCTTCGGTGACATGGTGGGAGACTCTAAATGGGATACAGGGGCAATCTCCGTCCGCGGGGCAAACCCAATCAGGAAAGAGCCGTCTATAAACACCGTAGGGTTGGGCGGGGCCATCGCCTCCAAACACTACGACGTTATCTTCGCCGACGACCTCGTGGATCAAGAAAACACCATGACCCCGGCAAGCCGCCAAAAGACATGGGACTGGGTGCACCGCATGCTCGACACCCGGCTGAATCCGCCGGATCCGAATGATCCTGAAGTCGGGCAGAAACATTTTATCAACACTCTGTTTCACTGGGACGATCTGCCCAATCGTCTGAAGAAGATCCTGCGCCCAGAACAGATTCTGATCATCCCTGTAGTCGATAACAAAGGTAGATATGCCTGGCCTTCGCGTCACACCAGTGAATGGGTCACAGATAAAAGAGAAAAGCATGGGTTGATCAACTTTGGTCTCCAGTATCTGTGCACGGCTGAGGTAATGAAGGGCGCGGTCTTCCAATACGATGATTGCCATCAAATCCCGATAGAGCAATATCCGAAGGCCAAGGACCTCAACTTCTACATGGGTATTGACCTAGCTATCAGCCAGCAGGCCAAGGCGGACAAGTTCGCCATCGTAGTGATTGGCCGGTCGCCCCGGCACTGGGAAGACATCTATGTCTGGGCGGCATGGGAAGGGCATCTCACATTCGCCCAACAGACTGATCTGATTATCCAATGGGCCAAGAAATATCGACCGGTACGAACCGCGATTGAGGCGAATGCGTATCAGGCGGCGCAATATCAGACAGTGCGGACCCGCGCCCCCTTCATGAATCTCAGGCCGGTCACGACGTTGAAGAACAAGATCACCCGTGCTTGGCGGCGGGCGGCTGATTTTGAGGCGACGCATGTTCACTTTGCGATGAAGCGGCATACGAATATCATTGATCATCTTGTGTTGTTCAAAGGTGATGGGACAACTCCAGATGACCTCTTCGACGCCTTTGATTTGGCCGTCAGCGCTTCTGAGTCTAAGACCAGGCGTTCACAGCGGGCCATTGAACCGGGTGTCATCTAAAGGAGTGTTCCAGTGGACCCAAATGCGATGTTCAATAACTCTGGGGTAGCGGAAGAAATGGCTGCTACCAACCGGCGCACCGCCAGGGCCATCGTCATAGGGCCGACTCCGATTACGAAAGCGATGGATCCTCCTGGTTCAATGGCGCTTGATTCCATTAGTAAGGTGACCTGGGGGGCCGACACGATTGAGCCGCCCTTTGAGCCACTTGTGTTGAGCATGCTGCCTGAAAGTTCGTCTCATCTTGGTAAGTGTATTGAAGCAATGATCGTCAATGTCGTCGGCTTTGGATACGGGCTCAAACCATATGCCCGTGAAGAGACCGTCAATGACACCCAAGTGCGGGCAATCCGTGACGAAGAGACCAGTCTCCGCAATTTTTTCAACCACTGTAACGTCGATGGAACGTTCCTAGATCTGCTGTATCTCACCCGAGAAGACCTTGAGTCTCTTGGCTATTGTGGCTGGGAGGTGATTCGCAATCTTAAGAGGGAGATCGTCTGCTTCCGTTTCATCCCCGGTTATCAGCTAAGGGTGTCTCCCCGGTCGCTCCCCATATCTTACCAGCAGAAATTGATCAACATTGTGTCGGACGGATCACGGACCATCATTGAACGATCGATCGCAAAGCGCTTTCGGAGGTTCGTGCAAATCGACACCAGTGGGAGTACCGCGAAGAAGGTCTATTTCAAAGAATTTTGCGACCCCCGAACCTTGGATTCCGAAACTGGCACCTATGGAGATCAGAGAACGGCAATCCCATACGAAAAACAAGCAACGGAGTTGATCTTCTGGAGACGGCCTGCCGCTCGCACTCCTTATGGGCTACCCCGCCATCTTGGAGTTCTCCTCACGATCTTTGGCGACCGTGCGGCGCAACAGGTCAACTACGTCACATTAAGCAACAACAACATTCCCTCTATGTTGCTAATGGTCTCTAACGGGCAGCTTACTCAAGGTACTATCGGCCGTATCACAGAGTTCGTGCAGACGCAGATTCAAGGAAACGACAACTTTAGCCGGTTCCTCATTATTGAGGCCGAGCCAATTGCGGAAGAAGGCCAAGATGCGGGGACGATGAAACTTGATGTCAAGCCTCTGACCAATGAACAGATGCGGGACGCCATGTTCAAAGAATATTCTGTACAAAACAGGCAGGACATCAGAGAAGCCTTCAGGCTGCCAGGGATCTTTACCGGAGATACGGGGGCTATGAACCGCGCAACCGCAGATGCGGCCCGTAAGTTAGCGGACGAGCAAGTGTTCGCCCCGGAACGCAGGCGCTCAGATGAATGGATCAACACGTTTCTGATGCCCGAACTGGGCGCGATCTATCATTCGTATGTCAGTCTCGGACCGAATGTGACTGATGCCGCTGGCGTGATTAACGTCATGAGTGCCGGGGAACGTAGTGGGGCGGTCACCCCCGAAATTGCTTCTGAGATTTTGGAAGCAGTGCTGGGTAAGGAATTACCCGCGGTCTCAGGGGTTGATCCCAAAGTTCCTTTCTCCTTGCAGATGGCGGAGGCGGTAAAGAATCTCGCCGGTCCGACTGTGGGGGAACAAGTCACCGCTTTGAAGCGGGTATCCCCGGAAATAGGTGATTGGGTAAACGGGTTAGTCACTTTACGCGACCTCCTACAACAACAAGCATTGTTGGAGGCAGCGGTTGAAATAGAACCCGTCGATGGCACTGACGGTGAAGAGGAGTAAGCGCTATGTCGAAGGGAAATACGTTTGAAAATGATCTGCTCAAGCTGATGTTCAATGCCACCGCGATTGCCAACATTGCGGATAATGCGGCAAGCAGTCCGCTCACCAACTTGTATGTGAGCTTGCATACTGGTGATCCCGGCGAGGCCGGGGATCAAACTACAAACGAATGCGACTATGAAGCCTATGCTCGCGTGGCGGTGGCCCGAACCGCCGGTGGATGGTCGGTTGCTGCAAATGAAGCGGCCAATGTGGCGGCCATCACGTTTCCGAAATGTACAAATGGGGCCAACACGGTCACCCATTTCGCTATCGGGACGAACGCCACTTTGAGTGGTAAGTTGCTCTATTCGGGCGCACTAACATCTAGTTTGGCCGTAAGCCTGAACGTGCAGCCAGAATTCGCGGCAGGGGCGCTTACGGTAACAGAAGACTAAAAGAGTCTGTGTGCTTCAGGAACAGGTCTACGGGGATACGCGCTCGGCTCTGTGTTCCCCCTGCACATCCGGGCGCGTACACCCCTCTCGCAGTGTCCTACATTGGAAAATGAGGTGAAACATGGCATCCGTTCTATATCCGGCGTTCAAAGAAGCACTTCTTAACAAGGAACACGATCTCAATACAGACACTATCAAGGTCTGTCTAGTGACTGATGCATACGGTGCGGCAGATGCGACCATTGCTGATCTGTCGCGTGTTGGCACAGATCAAACGTTGGCTGGTCCGTCCATTACTGCCGGTGTGTTTGATACGACAGATGCGTCCACAACGTGGACGGCAGTCGCAGCCGGGTCAACAGTGGTGGGAGCCGTGATCTACAATAGTACGGCTACGGATAAGCTCATTGCTTTCATTGATCTCACGGACTTTCCGACTAACGGGGGCGACGTGATTATCACTTGGGACAACGGGGCCAATAAGATCTTCGCTCTGTAGGAGAGAATATGGCCTGGACGTTCAGCGGCTTTGCCGGTCCATTGGAACAAGATGGACGGGGCTGGTATTGGCGCAAACCCGTGTTCACAAATGACGACCCGGTGAGGGAGCGATGTATTCACTTGAAGTTCCCAGCCCCTCCTGGGCCTGTATTATTAACAGCGGTCATACAACGCATTCTGGCCGCACTCAATGCTGCGCCTACAGAACCACCACATGAGATGTTACGGGCTCGCGTCAGGGCGATCGTCGTAGCCAACTGGGCCTATATCAATGCGCATCCCAATCTTCGTGACGCATTGGTCGCCGCATTAGAAGGCGATTATTGATATGCCAACGACATTCTATCTCGATCAAGAAGGCGGCAATGATGGCAATGACGGAACGTCATTTGCCAATCGTTGGAAGACCATTACGAATGGAGCGACAGCCGCCCGCATAGCGCCCGGCGACACCATTCGAATCATGGCCTCGCCTGACCCCACAAGTCTTGGACAGTCTGCATCGTGGACCCATGCAAGTGGGACGGTGACTCTTACATCTGCTGTCACGGGTGGCATTACTGACTGTAACTCACAATGGTCGGCCGGAGACATCAATGCCACAATCACCCAATCTACTGCTCGCAAAGAAGGAACCTACTCAGCGTCTTGTGCGGTGAATGCTAGCTTTACCACCGGGAAGGTTGCGTATTATGCCACTGGCACGTTGGACCTTAGCGGATATCAACAGGTGTGCTTTTGGTTCCGGCAGACCGCTGGCACGGTGTTTGTCGATGGGGATTTGAGTCTTTGCCTGTGTTCGGATGCGGCGGGGGGCACCCCCGCCAATACGGGTCCCCTCCCCGCGCCCAAAG